ACGTAATCGCCGCCCTCGCCGATGTGGATTTCATTGACTGTGCCGCCTTCGGTGAGAATGTTGGCCGCTTTGTTGTCCCGCATGTACTGCATCCAGCCTTCGTTGACATCCTGCATGAGCGGGTTGGCAACAAGGTCGGTATCTGCTGCAGCAGACTCGCCATACCACCCGATGATCACCCGGTCGTTGGCAATGCGTTTCTGCACATACCTGGCATACCGGTCGGCCAGATCCGGGAACTTGGCCCAGGCATCCATGGTGGCATACCGCATATACACATCAGAGTTGGTCTGATAGAGTTTGTATGTGAAAGTATCCAGGCCCAGCAGGTCCCTGGGGGTCCGTTCCTGGCCGTCCACCGTGGTGTCGGTCCGGCCGGAGGCGGGTCCGGATGCGCTGCCAAGAATGTTCTGGCCTTCCATCTCATCCACCATGATCACATTGATGCGCTGAAGCAGATCTTCCTGCTCAACGATTTTGTCCTGGAGCCGCTGTTCCACTTCCGGGGTGGCGGAAAATGTCTGTCCGACCGTGTTCACACCGTAGGTTTTTGCAATCCGGCCCGTCATCTGGTCAAAAAGTTTTCTGGTGATGGTTCTCATTGTTTGTTTCTCCTGTAAAAAAATTACCTGTTCAAAGGGCCAGGCCGGTTGCGGCGCCGGCTAAGGGTTATAAAAGTTCGTCCTGGTCACCGGCGGCGCCGGTTGTATCACCAAACTGTGTACCGGGGTTGGCTGCTTCCAGGCGGTCCACCAGGGTTTTGAACTGGGTTGTCAGGGTTTCCAGGGCTGATTTCAATTCTGAAAATTCCTTGACTGTTTCGCCGCCGGAATGAGATTCGGAACCGGCTTCAGACCCTGCGGCCTGTTCTGATCCTGCGCCTGCCTGGGATTCATCGCCGGTACCGGCGGAATTTGCGGTGAATGTGTCAATCTTACCGGCCAGCTCGGTCACGGCTGCCTGGGTGGCCTCAAGGGTCTGGGTCAATGTGTTGAACTGTTTTTCGTCCATGGGTGTTTGCTCCTCTTGTTTGTCCGGATTGTCCGGGTTGCCCGGCTCCTGGAGCCGGAAAAGCCACCGGGCCAGTTTGCGGCCAAAGTGATCCATTTGATTGTCATCTTCCATGTCCCGGAGATCGGGCACCGGTTCGCCCGGGTACCGGGCCGTGAAGGTCCGGCCCGGCACCGTGGCAAACCGCATTTCTTCCGTGCCCAGAGATGCCGGCATGTCAGTCATGCCCAGGCCCGTGAGATAGCACTTGCCCGTCTCGGCGAAATTCTCCGTGGGTTCAATGGAAAAATGCAGGTACTCCTCCCACACCTGGTTCATCTGCAACAGGGAACGGGAGGGGCTGATCCTTGCGAACAGCCGGACAATGTCTCCATCTTTTTCCGCTTTGAGCGCCCGGACAGATCCATAGGATGCATACCGCATGTGATCCAGCCACAGTTTGGCCGTGTACACATCCGGGTCATAGGTTTCCGCCATATCCAGCAGCCACTGGGGTTCGATGTTTCTTCCGTCCACAGTGGGTCCGGACTGGGCGATGCGTTTCCAATCGGTGACAAGTGATGCCGGCATGTGAGATCTCCTTTGCATGTACAAATGACTAAATATATTTTCACCATAAAAGACATTTTTTGACTTGTACATGAAAAATTTTCCGATTTTCGCGTTATCGGAAAGAAAATGCACAAAATGTATGGATATTATTGATATTATGGAAAAAACAATCTGATTGTATATGCAAAGGACAGGGCTTGAAACAGTATCCCCAGGAAATCCAGGACGCATCCAAACGGCTTTACCTGCGCCGGCACAAACCCAAAGAAATAGCGGATGTGCTGGGGGTTCCCTTGCGCACCATTTACGACTGGCGGACCAAAGGGGAATGGGATGATCTCTTGTCCGATGAAACCATTGAAGAATCCTTTGCCCGGCGCCTGGCTGTGCTGGCGGAAAAAGATCCCAAAACCAAAATCGATATCGCGGAAATGGAAACCCTGACCGGGTCCCTGGTCAAACTGCGCAATGCCCGGGCCGCCTTGATCGACACCCAGGCCAGTTCCCGGGCCGGGAACAATGGCCAGTGGGATGCCGGGTCCGGCACCGGCGGCCCGGGGTCCGGCGGCAAGGCAAAGAAAAAAACAAAAGGGAAAAAAAGGAAAAACGACGTCTCCCGGATCACGGCGGATGATTTCAAGGAAAAGCTGCACCACGCCTATTTTGAATATCAGCTGGCCCTGCGGGAAGCCCGGCGCCAGCGGGTGCGCATGCTGCTCAAATCCAGGCAGATCGGTGCCACCTGGTACATTGCCCAGGAAGCGTTTGAAGATGCCACCCTGGAAGGGCGCAATAAAATATTTCTGTCCGCCACCCGGGCCCAGGCCGAAGTGTTCCGCCGGTATATTGTTTCCTGCGCAAGGCAGCATTTTGACATTGACCTGACCGGGAACCCCATCATATTGAACACGGCCAAAGGCCCGGCAGAACTGCACTTTCTTTCCAACAATTCCAAGTCGGCCCAGTCCTATACCGGGGATGTGATCATAGATGAGTTTTTCTGGATACAGGGATTCAACAATCTATATAAGGTGGCCTCGGGCATGGCCACGCATAAAAAGTGGACCAAAACCCTGATGTCCACCCCGTCGGCCGTGACCCATGAAGCCTATGATTTGTGGACCGGGGACCGGTACAACCAGCGGTTCAAAAAAAAGCGGGTGGAGTTCCCCGGGTTCAAGCAGATGCAGTCCGGGATTTTGTGCCCGGACAATGTGTTCCGCAAGATCATCACCATCAAGGATGCCATTGCCGGCGGGTGCAACCTGTTTGACCTGCATGATCTGAAAAACGAATACAGCCCGTCGGAGTTTGACAATTTGTTCATGTGCCTGTTTGTGGATGACACCTTCGGCGTATTCCGGTTTGCCGATCTGGAGGACTGCCAGACAGACACCAGCCTGTGGACGGACATCGATCATTCAGCCCCGCGCCCGGCAGGCAACCGCCCGGTGTGGGGCGGGTATGATCCTTCCCGCACCAGGGACGATGCCTCGTTTGTGATCCTTTTGCCCCCGCTCAAAAAAGGGGACCGGTTCCGGGTGATCAGAAGAGAAAAATGGGTGGACAAAAGTTTCACCTGGCAGGCGGCTGAAATCAAAAAGCTGTGCGACCAGTACAATTTTGCATACATCGGCATCGATATCACAGGGCCGGGTGTGGGGGTGTACGAGAATGTGAAAAACTTTTATCCCCAGGTCACACCGATTCATTATTCCGTGTCCAACAAAAGCCATATGGTACTCAAGGCCCATGAGGTGATCGAAGCCAAACGGATCCAGTGGGATGCGTCAGAAACCACTATCGCACATGCGTTTTTGACCATCCGCAAAATCATGACCCCGGGGGGACAGATCACCTATGCTGCCAACCGGACCAACACCACGGGGCATGCCGATGTGGCATGGGCCATCATGCACGCCCTGGCCAACGAGCCCATCAGCCACGACCAGGCCGCCGGCGCCACCGTGGAGTGCCTGTAACCATTTTACTTATCACTGATAACATTAAAAAAGAGGTAGACAAATGACAAAGAAAACAGAGAAAACCGCCCCTGCTGACAGCCCGGCCGCCGATGCCGGGTTATTCACTTTCGGTGATCCGGAACCGGTCCTGGACCGGCAGCTGACTGAATACCTAGGCGTCTGGCTGCTGGATAACGGCACCTACTATTCCACCCCGGTGTCTTTGCCCGGCCTGGCCCGGCTGCGGGGTGCCAATGCCTACCATGCCCCGCTTTTGGAATTCAAGGTCAATATGATTTTGCGGGCGTGCAACCCTTCACCGGCTGTGCCGCTGTCTGTGCTGCTGCCGTTTGTCACGGACTTTGTCACGTTCATGAATGCGTATTTCCAGAAAATCAGAAACCGCCTGGGGGAAGTGGTGGAACTGCGGCATTTGCCGGCCATCAACATGCGCCGGATGAAAGAGCCGAACCGGTACTGCATGCTCAATCCGGACGGGCATATCAAAGGGCACCGCACCGACTTTGACCCGGGGGAGGTGCTGCACATCAAAAACTATGATGTGTCCCAGACCATATATGGTATCCCCTCGTACCTGGGCGCCATCCAGTCCATGCTGCTCAATGAAGATGCCACCCTGTTCAGGCGCCGGTATTATCTGAACGGTGCCCATGTGGGATATATCTTTTATTCGGCCGCCGCGAACCTGGGGGATCCGGAGAAAAACGCGATCCGGGATGCGGTCAAATCCGCCAAGAAGCTGGGCAATTTCCGGAACCTGTTTCTGCACATTCCCAACGGCCGGGAAAAAGACGTTCAGATCATTCCGGTGGGAGACTTCTCCACCAAGGATGAGCTGGAAAAGATCAAGAACATCTCCAGAGACGACATCATCGCGGCACACCGGATCCCGCCGGCCCTGGCATCGATCGTTCCGGCAGAGGCCCGGGGCGGGTATGGGGACATGACCAAGGCAGATCAGGTGTATGAGAAAAACGAGATCGTGCCGCTGCGGCGGTACCTCATGCAGATAAATGACCATCTGCCCGGCCGGCTGTGGATCTCTTTTGATGATCCGCCGGACCCGGTATAACAGACAAGGAGACCTAAAAAAAGGATGGCCGTCAGAATCACATGCAACCGGTGCGGGTCCGTTGCCACCATCCAGTCCAGTGCGGCGGAATCAGATGCAGTGAAAAAACTGTACTGTTCCTGCAACAATCCAGACTGCGGCCATTCCTTTGTCATGACCCTGGCGTTTTCCCACACCCTGTCCCCGTCTGCCTTAGACATTCCGGCCCCGGTGCTGGACCGGATCCGGCACGGCTCCCGCATGGAACAAAAAAAGATCTTTGACCGGATGTCCCCGGGCTGACATGTTCCCCTGGATACCCTGGGTCCTAAGTCATCCCTGGCGGGTCATCACCTGGGCCGCGGTATGGGCCCCGTGGATATATCCGTCCACCAGGCTGAAAGCCCGGGCGCTCATGCGCTCGATCTCCAACAGCCGGATCAGGATGGTTTCCATCTGGGAGCCCGAAGCGATGCCGGTCACGGCCGGGATGGTGGACGGCTTGCGGGTGCGAAGGGATGCGCGGGAATCTGTGACGGGAAAATCGATAATCGTGGTCATGGGTCTTGTCTCCTTGGATATGGGTTATGACCCGCCGATGTCCGTCTAAAGACAAAAAGCGGGCCGGATCCGGTTAGACGCCGGCATCCAAGGAAAACCGGTGGACCCGAAGGCCCCCAGACCCGGCCCGCAAATGGGATTGTAACACGGACCGCACACAGACAAAAAGCGCCGATGTTCCGGCGCTGCCTGCGCCTCGGATCTGTCCGGCGTCTAAACCGGGCCGGGGAATCTGCCCCGGCAAGTGTGTTTGTACTATGGTTAAGTTAACTTTGTCAAATCTTTATTTTTCTCAAACACCCAGCACCTGACCGTCTTTTTCAAATAAGGACTCCAGACAGCCCGATTGCTTTCCAAAAACAAAGGATCTTTGCTGGCCCTTAATGCATGTTTTAAATTATTTAGAAAAAATGGCTTGATGCTGTTTGCCAGACACTTGGTGTTGAAATGATGGAGGTTGATCATAATAAGCTTGTCATCATTTGAATAATCAATGCTTTCTGGGTTAGAGTCTTTTCCCATAAGATCAGCATATGTATCCCAGAAACGTTTGCGCATTTTTATTTTGGCAGGGGTTTCACTAATGGTGCCGTATGAATCCCCCACCGCAGCATTGGGAACAAGCCCCATAATTTCAAGCAGGACCCGTTCCCGTGATCCATGATCCACCACTCCTTTGACAACAGAGGTCAAAATATATTGGATCATAGCTGGTGGATTTTTAATATTTACCGGTGAGCCAGACATCCGCTGCTGGTCAATCAAATCCTGGAGGCGTTCAATGGTTTCATCCTGGATGTCTATTTTCATCTTTATTCCCCCCACTTTACAGTTAAATTAATTGGTCAACCCAGTATTATATATGACCATGATCAATGTCAATTTTTTTGTATGGGGTTAACAAGATTTGATGTTAATGTGAAACTCTGGGTAGGTAAACAACGAAACGCAAAGGTAAGTTGGTAATGAATCTGATTCATAAAATGGATATGCACGATACAACAGGGATAGGCTTGTTTTTGGCCATAAATTGAAAGGTAATTTCAAGGTTATATGAGGTATGTACATTTTTGAATATTAAATAATTACAGATACTTATGTGGTTAGGAAAATAAAGGAAAAAAGTTGAATGAAAAGGTAATTTAATTACCAGACCTAACCCTTAGTGGTAATGGAATAAAGTATTGATATTATTGAATATAGTTTATGTTTTTGACCATTATTACCAAATTACCTTTTTTTTTTTTTGTAAACCTACCCAGAGTTTGTTCCAGGTACGCGCGCACACACGCACGTGACACATTAATAATTATCCCCTGTTATATTATATAGTTATGGCTTTGAAAAGCCGCCGTGCAGACAGCCCGGATGTTAACCTCTGTTTTTTTGTCTCTCAAAAAGGTAATTGATTCATCTGGGGTTCAATCTTTTTGGATGGAGGTTAACGAGAAAATCAATTTCTGGAACATGGCCACCGCATCATTATATAGTGGCCAGGCTGCCCGGCAGACCGTCTGCCTTTTGAAAACCTTTTGGATGGTTTTGGATGGAAAAGCGAAATTATAATTATTTGATTTTATTAGAAAAAATGGCGGAAGTGCATGGGAATCGAACCAAAGCATATGATAATAATCTTTTGTTATTTCAGTTACTTATCGTTTCTGTTTTTGGATATTGGATAGTTTTGGATGGTTCGTGACATCAGGTCGCGTTTCTGTTTCACTTCAGTTCTGGCATAAGCTCGGACAGAATCAATCCGTGCATGGTCTGTGATAATCTGTAACTCAGATTCTGACAGACCTTTTTCATTGATATACTGACTGCATGAGCTGTGCTTTAATCCGGAATACAAATCAATGTTTTCCCCTGCTGCATCACATGCTTTTTTCCAGATGATATTCAGTGCCTCCCCTGTGTATCTTTTGCCTGGTTGCCGGGCAAGTGGATTCACAAACAGAAATGGTGACAGTATCCTGTGACGCTTTTGTTTGATCGATTCGATCTCAAGATATGGTTCAAAATCAGGATGACACGGGATGGTATGGATCTCTCCTGTTTTTGTTTTGGACTGGATTTTTCTGGCTGAGATGGATCTGCATATGGTGAAAACTCCGTCCTGGTAATCCTGTTTCTGGATGGCACAGGCCTCCGCCGGTCGGCGAAGATGATATTTCAAAAAGTAAAAAATCGGCTGGTGGTCTTCTGGGATCTGTTCAATGATGTGCAGCTGCCTGGATTCAGGCAGCCATTTTATAACCGGGCGGCTGTGCTGATATTTTTTTTTCCTTGGGAACGATGGCACAGTATTAATTTTTCTTGCCCTCTTGGCTTCGTCCAGGATCAGGTGCATGCAGTACATGATATTTATTTGCGTTTTTGGGGAAAGCCCTTTGGCTTTAAGATCCCTGCGCAGCCGTTCAAGGATATCCAGCTGGACATCGGGAAGGGACAGTTGGCTGTGTTGTTCAAAAAAAGGGCGGATATGGTTTTTGACGTAAGATCTATATCCTTTATAAGTCGCCGGGCTCAGATCTTCAGCATTCTTCAACCATGATTCAATGAACGGGATGACATCGGAAAAACCTTTTTTCAGATATTTATCCAGATAAAAGGTGCCGTTTTCATAATCAGACTGCATGGTGGCCAGCAGCTTTTCCGCCATCCGGCGGGATTCAAGCTTGATACCTTTGTAATGGTATATCTTGACATCCCGCTTTCTGGCAGAATCGTACCACCGGACAAACCATGAGCCCTTATAGGCCAGGACTGTCCCTTTCATACATTCTCCCTGGATGGGAGAATTATATATCTTGGTGTGTTCTGTCAATTAAAAAATTAACTTAACCGGTTTTTAAATAATTCTTTTGTCCCCATCAAATGTGATTTCCCCATCTGTCTTGGCCAATCAATAAACATTTCAAAAAAACCAAGATGTCCGTTGCATTTGATAAAAGGATATTCAACAGGCGAATCAAAAACAAAAGCGTATGGACCTGAAAACCATTCTGACGGGTGATCCTCAACGCAGTCTGTCATGGTGACAGCGCCGATAATCCCCCCTCTTAATTTTCTTGCTTTTAGAAGAATATCTGACATCTCCTTGCTGTATGGGAAATTTTGCATTATCCAGAACTCCCCGTCATAGTCATATTTTTTTGATGCATGTATCAACAGCCTTCCCTTGTAGTTGCTCTTCCACGTTCTGTTTTCAACAGGCTTCGGCCCGTTGATAATCATGCTGGCCCAGGGTTGTCTTATGCTTAAGGTTTTCATTTTTTTATTCCTATCTCTGTTATTTTGGGCTTCATGAATATATACCAGTGAGTCATCGCCTTGCGGCCGCTGCGGTGCCCGAACAGTGGAGGGTGCGTGGCCACTGATAGAACATCTGCGACTGGTACTTGCGTCTCATTCCACTTGAAGACCAATACACCCTCATGTTTCAGTACACGGAAGCATTCATCGAAGCCTCGCGCTAAATCATTTTTCCACTCATGTCCCAACTTTCCGTACTTCGCAGCCAACCAGCTTTTTGGGCCTGCGCGTATAAGATGCGGAGGATCAAAAACAACGAGCCGAAACGATTCATCAGGGTAGGGCATGTTCCGAAAATCCACCAACTCATCCGGGTCTATTACAACCTTGCGGGTCCCGTCTATCCTCCCGTGAGATCGATCTCTTACCTCCACTGTTTCCTGTCTATTATCGACATACAAAACATCATGATTCCCACGATCAAACCACATCATGCGGCTTCCGCAACATGCATCCAGGATAGGTGGTAGGCCAGCGTCAGGCAGGGTCACTGGCTTGTATTCAGTCTTTTTCATAAGTTGATTCTCCTTGGTGTTTATTTTTTACCGGCGGCATCTATCATGGATCAAAAACATCTGCCCGAACCTGGCCCAGGCCGTGAATTCAAAATATGGTTCCTGGCCGATAGGTTCTCCGCATATCAAGCAAGGGTGCCACGGCACGGCATTGAGATCATATCCCCATTTTGGGTGAGGGTTTTTATTCTGATCTGGCCGGCATAACCCGCAGTCACAATCTTTGCCACTCATTAGACACCCCCGTTTCCGAAGATAAGGCCGACTACCGTCATAGCTGATCCGTCTTGACCGCCACCTTGCGGTGCATCTGTTCGATGTCACGCTGTCGCTGCTGGTAACACGCAAGGGTGTATTGATCTTTTTCCAGGGCCGGACCGACCATCTGATTATAAAAAAGCGGGTCTTTTTTGTTTGCACCCCAGGTTCTTCCATCTTTCAAAACAGTCCCGCAAAAGATAGTGCCGGTCAACGGACTTGTGGCTATATGGACATTTTTCATTCAGGCACCTCCGCATCCTTGATTGTTTTTTCACCACAAAACGGGCAGAAAGAATGGAGAATGTTTACACTTTCTTTTTTTTTCTGCCCTCGCAAACTTATCACCGCCCGGCTGTAGGTTCTTGTCTCCATTTTGTTTCCAGTCATGAAAAACCCCACTTCAATTTCAACCTTCTCAAAAGGTTTGCGAAACGTTTGATTTGAAATTTTTTCATGAAGCCTTGCTTCCAAATTTATAATGCAATCACACATCTGTCTCCTCCTTCAGGTCCTGCCTTTTTTAAAATGGCAGTTGGTTTGTTTTTGTTGGGAACTCCCTTACATTTAAAGAATCAGGTATGTTCAACAGTGCGGTTTTGGTTGCCCCGGACATCTGTTTCATGAAAAATGAAATACCGGCTGAAAAGCATTGTTTTTTCAGATCATTGGCAAAAACCGGGTCTATTGGTCGGCATCCGCCCCCTGACTCACCTCCGCAAATAACCCAATGTACCCCGGGACCGGGCTGATAAGTAGAATCACCCTCCAAAAATCCGCCTGACCAGTCATCATATCCCCAGCCGTTTTTTTCAAAAAAGTCATATCCGCCATTGTCTTCAGTAAGCATGATATATTCTCTCAGATCTACATATCCAAGCATGGGCTCAACACTGACAAACCGGATTGATGCTGGTATTTTCAACAAAGTCGGCACCCTGATATCAGCTTGTTCCTGGTCTTCAGCACTGACGCCCAGCCAGACATTTTCCAAAGGCCATTCCGCCGGCAGACATTCCCGGATCCGCTCCGGCCGCTTGGTCAGAATCTGATATGACAAGTGCGGTGTTTGCTTGATGATTTCCCAGGCTTCCGCCCGCCAGCCATCCGCCTCTTGGATAAAGAAATCAGACCAGCTGCAGGTGAACACCATTGCCGGCTCTTTCCATGCCAGCGGTTTATTAAAAGTATTGTTGTTCGATCGATAAATATTTGATCCGTCCTGGCCATATCGTTTTTTATCCCGGAACATATAACAGTTATTGCACCCTTTGCTTACCTTCCTGCAGCCCTGCCAGGGGTTCCATGTGTGGTCTGTCCATGCAATGTCTGAATTTTTACCCATTAGTTTTTCTCCTTTTTTCCCGGGGCCGAAGCCAGAAATTATTTATTCCGTTGATCCATGCGCCGGTGTAAACTAGCGCCAGCAGGAAGATACCCCACTGCCCGTTTGCCCAGGCGGTCCAGAACCAGAACGGCTGGCCTATTATCCCGGCGATGTATCCCCACCGGCGGATATGGGCGGCCTGGCATGACACCAGGAGAATGGCCAGGCCGCTGAAAGTGGCGATGCCTATTTGGGTGATGTCCATTATTTTTCCTCCCCATAATCGATTCCAGAAAATACCGGTTTTTTAAATTGATGAAACGGCCGGGACGGATTCTCCAGACAGATGCGCATGCCTTTGACATCCAGCCGGCATCCATAACCGTCGGCAAACCATGGCGCGTAAATATTTTTTGCGCAGTTGGCACACACCCTTTTGTCATTTGAAATGATCGGTGCTTTTGGATTTGCAATCATCGGCCGGTCACCTCCTTTAAAAGTTTTCGTGCGGCGTCTCCCCGGTCCAGCAGGGTCAGGTCCCGCCAGTCTGTCTTTGCGTAAAACTTCAGCGCGTCCACCAGTTTTTTGTTCTGCTCAGTACACTCTTTAATTGTCATTTTTATTTCATCATAAACTACCTGGTATTCAGATTGAGATTCAGACGACAGATTTAAATTTTCAGCAGTGCTCATTTTTTTTTCTTCTCCTTTCAATAAAAATTATTTTGAAATTATTTTTTAAACACCCAGCACTTGACTGTGCGTTTGTTGAACCGGTCCCACACGGCCCGGTTTTTATCCACCAGCTTGTATCGCTTGGAATTGCTCAGATGTTTTTTCAACAAAGACATGTCCGGCACTTCCTGTTGATGAAACACACACATGGCCCGGTAATGGTTCAGGCTGACCGCGATGTATCTATCATCTGTGGACAGATCCATGCCGCCTTCTTTTTCATCGTTGATGTAGTGAAAGGTTTCCCAGAACTTTTCCACGGTGGGATGATCGGCCGCCAGTTTTTCCTGCCGGGCCTGGGCGCGGTTGCCCAGGTAGCAGATGAAATCATGGATGGTGTCATTGGCAAGATCCGGAAAAATCACCTGAAGGGCATGGGCCAGGGCCGCCAGCTGGGAATGGGTTTTGATGATCCGCTGGTGCCGGATCCCGCCCTCGGCAAAGAACGGCTCCATTTTTTTGAATTCTCTGAAAAACACAGACAGGATCTTTTTTTCGTTCTGCAACACTTTCCACAAAAACCCGCCCACGTCCTCGCTGCTTTGGCGCTCGAACCACCGGGCGATCTCCAGGGTGCCGGGGCCGTGGTGTTTTTTGTCGGCATGGCAGTGGATGATCCGTTCCAGCAGGGCCGTGCCGCCTTCCACCTCCGCGTTCTGGGAAATCACCAGACTGGCCTTGAACAGCTGTTCGTCCACATCATTGGTTCTGGAGGCCACGCCCAGGGTCCCGGTGGCCCGGCCGTTGTAAAACGGTTTCCACTCCTCAAAGTTAAAACTTTTTCCCCGCTTGATCTCCGCATTGTCCGGCTGATCCCGGTCTGACTCGATGATGACAATGGGCAGATTGGACACCTGGGAGAACGCCCGCCGACGTCCGGCCGGTGTGGCCTTGATGATATCAAACCCCTCGTAATCATCCCGGCCCAACAGCTTCCAGCAGAATTCCAGGACCGTGGATTTACCGGCCCCGGGTTCTCCGGTGAACTCCAGAAAGGGAAATGATTTCATCTTGGAGCGGATCTGCTGGGCAAACAAGGATCCCATGAAATACGCCAGCACCGCCAGACCCTGGAAATGAAACGCCCGCACATATTGATTGATCCATTTGGAATCAAACTCCCCGTCCGTGACCATGTGAATCCCGGACAGGCTGGACTTGATCCCCTGTTTTCCCAGCTGGAAATATCCCTGCTCATTGATCGGGACCTTGCGGCCGGCCTGGAATGCGTTGTCATGAAAGATCCAGGCGTTGCAGTTGTCTTCATATCCGATGTAGGGAATGGACTGCACTTCCAGCATGCGGCCGTCCAGCCATTGCCGGCAAAGAATCCCGAAATCCCGGTTGTCTCCGGTGTACCGGCCCCCGTTGGTCTGGTTGAGAAGCGATTTGTTGAATGCTTCGCCCGTGGCCAAAGAGGTGCCGTCCACAGACATCAGCTTGGACGGGGTCCCGTTCTTGTACCGGATCCGGAACAGGTACCGCTGCTCATTGATGAGAATATCTTTTTCTATGTATAGAAATTCCGGGGCCACATTGCAGATCATATCCACGGTGCAGGATGACCGGAACCGCTCCAGCCCTTCGGGTGAATCCAGCAGCACGCCCTCCTCCTGGAGTTCCGTGGAAAATTTGGAATCCACTTTGGCGGAATAAATGGCATTGCCGAACTCCACCACATGCCGCCGCCGGGTGGGGTACCGGCAGAACACATGCCAGACCTTTTCCCCCACCGTGGCTGAGGCAAACAGTTTGCCCTGGT